CTCCTCCAGGTCAGCTTGCCTGCGCACTGCTTCCAGCTGGGCCAGCTTGCAGCCTGCCTCCCTGGACAGCGTGAAGCAGGCATCGAGTTCTGGCCCCATGGTGTCGGTGGCCAGCAGCACGATGGCATTCGCTCGCGTCTGGCTGATCTTGGCGCGGGCATATGATCCGGCGCGGCCACTGGCGGGCACAGTTTTCGCCAGCTCATCCAGCAGGCGATTGACCAGCTTGGCTGCCTCCAGGCGATCCTCGCGCTTCATACCGACACCCCCTGCTGCGGTGTCTCAGGCAGTTGCGTCGGATTTTTCATGGCGCGCAGCACCTGGTCACGCACCTGCTTGGCTGCCCCTTCCAACAGCGTGGTCGTGTCCAGTGTCATTGGTGCCCAGCGTTGCGGGTCAAGCCCTGCCTCCTGGAATGACATATCGAACACGCAGTAGCCGCCAAAGCGTTGCTCCTCAGTCAGGCGGTAACGCACGCACACCACCATTTCTGGCGCTTGCGTTGGCAGCTGCAGCAGGGCTGGCCCTTCAGCATCAAGCGCGCGGCGCAAGCGATCGCGGGGCTGGCGGTAATCGCGCTGGAATAGATTGTCGCCAGTGTCGTGAGGAAACACGATGCAGTACCCACGCAGATCGAATGTCTTGGAGCGCCGCCCCATGTCCTCGGCATACGGATATTCTTTTTTCGGAAATTCGTGCTGCACAATCCTGCGGCCGCAATCGCGCGAATTGCTTTCGCAGTGAAAACGTGCACCGCGGAATGAAGCAGGCACCAGGCGCTGACGCCAGATTGCAGGAATGTCGAAAATGTCTGCCATTTTAAATCCCGCCGTCAGCAGGCTCCATCGTGGTCTGCCGGTTGATTTCGGTTTTCGCGAATAGGCCGTCACCAGCAGCATCGACCTGAGCACCAGCTGGTGCCTTCACATCGACCGACAGCTTGCCGTTGCCGGTGACGGTGATGTTTCGATTGTCCGCCGCCGCCATCCGCTCGCGGGCATCTGCCAGGCCTGCAAAGCCTGCCTCGTCAAATGATGCCGCACCTGACGTGGCAGCGATCAACTGCTGGCGGGCTGCCGCCTTCTGCTCCGGGGTCATCCGGGTTGCCAGGCCCTTTCGCAGAGCATCACCAATCCAACCAGAGCCGCCCCAGTGCGCAGTTTTGCCGCCGCCGATATGGATGCGGCTCGGCCCCATGTAGCCGTGACCATGACCGACGCCGGTTGCGCCAGCGCGCACCGCTTCGGTGACATAGGCCGCCATGCGCTCGCGATCTTCGGGGTTGCGAGCATCCAGCTTGCGGTTGCCATCGTACAGGTCGATGTCGCCAGCTCCGCCTTGGTCGTGGCGGTGAGAGCCAGTGGCACCTGGTGCGCCATGCATGCGCTGGCCGCCTGATGCGACCACAGCCCGCAAGCCAGTGGCCTGGCCTGCGATGTTCAGCTGCTCCACCAGTTCAGGTGACAGTGCTCCCTTGCGAATGGCAGCCAGCTTGTCCTGGGCTTGCGTGACGTAGCCAGCATCTGGAGCTGGTGCACCACCAGGGCCAGCAACGCCCTTTGCTGCCAGGCTGGGATCACCGCCTTGCACGAACAGCTTGTGAGCTGCTGCCCATTGATCGTCAGTCAGCGGCGACGGTCGGCCAGCCTCCCTGGCTGCCATGGCCTTCATCAATGGAATGGCGAATGCCGGGTCCTTCATCATTTCCGGCGTGACGATCATTTTCGGATCGTAGCCAGGAACGCCGAAGCCGTGCTGCCCAGTCCATTTCGCACCAGCAGCTCCGAGCGGCATGCCGGTGTACTTTTGCGCGAACAGATCAAGGTTCGCTGCAGCACCATGCGTCGGATCAAGAAAGCGCGCGATCTTGTGGCCGCCGCCGATGATGCCGTAGCCCTGCTGGCCGAACAGTTCAGCAGCTCGCGCGCTTGGATACTGCGCACCAGGATTATTGTAGCGGATCGAGGCTGGGTCGCTGCCGCTTACGTTGTTGGGGCCTTGGTTGCCTGCAGCTCCTCCACCTGCTGGCGTCTGACCAGCTCCAGGTCCGGTGCCAGGTCCGACCGTGCTGCCGTAGGGAGTGCTACCGCCGTCTGAATAGCCGCCACCTGGGTAGCCGCCGCCGCCGCTGGGGCCAAGTGATGCCCTGATGAGTTGGGCACCGCCGAAGCCATCACCACCGAACGACATCGGCTGGAAGCCTCCGGTGTTCGGATATTGCTTCTTCGCTGCCTCTGCATCGCGCAGCAACTCATTCAAAGCCTTCAGCTCGTCAGTGTTTTTCTTTTGCTCGTCGGTGTTCTCCTTCTCGATGCGCTGCTGCTCCTCGCGCTCCAGCTCCATCATCCGGCGCTCGCGATCTACGTTGCGCTGGTTCCATGGATTGAGTTTTTGAAAGAAGCCTTCGGGCGCAGGCAGTTCCTTGTTTACCTTGTCCTCGTTGACACGAGCCTTCTGCAGCTTCTCCAGCACCTGGCCGAGCAATGCATCGGCTGCCTTCAGGCCTGACATGAACAGGCTGTTCGGCCCGATAAACGGGTCGTTCATGATGTCGAGAATGCGATCCCACTTGTTGCCGAGTTCACCGACCTGCTCAGCATATTTTTTTGCGTTAGCGTCCCGCTCGTCGGCCCACCTCTGCTCCTCCTTTGACAGGTTTTTGATTTGGCCAGCCTGTGCAACTCGCGCGTCGTAGCCGATCTTCGCCCACAATGCATTGCGGCGGTTGGCCGCCTCGATTTCGCTGCCAGTCTCACGCAGCGCATTCTGGTACAGCCGCTCGCCAGCAAGCCTTGCGACTTCATTCCGGTCGGCAATCGTCTTGGCGTTTTTCAGGTCCTCGATAAACTTTTCCATCGCAGGCGCAGACTTGCCTGCCATCTCGAGCAGCTCCTGGCGCAGCGGTGAACCTGCACGCTGCAGGTCGGCAACCGCCCCCGCCAGACCATTGATGCTGCTCGCTGCCGTCGCAGCATCAATCCCGAACTTTTCCATCTGCCGCACAGCATCGCGAAACTGCCCAGGGTTGACGCCGATGTTGCGTGCTGCGATGCCGATGTTGCGAAGGTCCTCGGCATATTTCTGGATGACAGAGAACTGCCGCTGCATTTCGTAGCCGACCAGGCCGATGGCAGCTCCAGCTGCACCGAGGCCAGTCTTGAACGAAAACAGCCGTTGCGTGGCGTTGCCAAGTTCACCACCGAGCTGCTTGCTCAGGCGCGACAGCTCACTGGTTTCGCGCTTGATCTTTTCCGTCGCCTGGCCGCCCTGGCCCTGGGACAGCCCCTGCAGCTCCTGGCGCAGCTTCGCCAGGCCCTGCGAGGCGTTGTCAACCAGGTTGACGGTTAACAGCAGTTCTTCGCGTTCAGTGGGCATGCCTACTCATCACTGACGGGTTGATTGGCCCGATCTACTTGGCCGGTGCGCACCATGTGCAGCGTCACCTCGCTCAACGGCATGGCGAGGAAGATTTCAGGGCTGACGTGGTAGTGACGCGCCAGGCGGTAGCAATCGAGAATGATGTCGTTCTCGCTGCCTACCAGGCCGTCAGATCGGGCAAGAAAAAACGGCGCAGCTTGTAGGCTGCGGTGTTCCAGTCGCGCGTGTCCATCTGTTCGATGAACGGCACCAGGATGCCAGACAGAGCTGCAATCATGTACGTCATCTTGCGCTCGTCGTGCACCACATCACCTTCGGCATTGAAGCGCACTGGGTTGCCGTAGCGGTTGATGTCGAGTGCCTTCGGCTCACGCAAGGTGATTTCCTTTAGCAGCTCACCCTTGTCATTGTGGATCGGCCGCAGCAGCTTGACGACGAGTGGCCATTGGTCAGCGTCAAGCGGCGGCAGCTCAGCAGGGGAAGGCTCGATGGTCGGCGGCGGCGTAGCGCGTGCCGTTGCTGGCTGGGCCTTCTCCTTGTCAGGTGCTGGTGCTGCCACCTGCTCTGGCTCTGCAGGCGGCGGCATGGTGGGAGGTGTGTCGTTGCGGAAGCCTTCACGCTGCTGGGTCCGTCCGTTGTTCACTGGAGCCTCCGTGTTAGATCGAGATTTCCTCGCAGGTCACGCCTTCCCAACGAACACGCGCCTGGCCGTCGCGTGAGTTGTTTTCGAGGCCGCCTTTGCAGGTGGCCCCGATCAGCGTGTACTGCATGTGGTTGGCGAGCTGTGCCACCACGGTGACGTCGGTCTGCGCCACCAGGTCCTCCAGGTAGAAGCCCGGCATCGTTGAAATGTCTGCTTCGATGTATGGCACGCGCGGCAGCTCCTGGTAGCCGTGCACACCATCCTGGCCAGCGAGCATGGTGCGCTCGACTGGTGATGGCGACACGGTGAAATTGCCGCGCAGTGCCAGCTGCTGCCCATCGACCGTCAAGAAGGCGATGCCAGCGATTCTCTCTGCCATTGTCGTTACTCCTCAGTGAGTGGTGATGGTGCCGCTAGAGCTGCGAAGCGGCGTTGAACGGCGGCTGGTTGGGGCCGATGATTTCAACGTCAATGCCCCGGTCGTACTGCAGCCTGAACTGCGCCAGCACCGAGAAGATGCGCAGCTGATTGATCAGGTCCGGGGGATACAGGACGTTGATGCGGTTCGGGTTGTTCGGATCGCGCTCGACCAGGAGGTGGCGCTTAAAGTTTTTCAGGTCCTCCACCAGGCCGTTGAACATGTCGATTTGATATTGCGCGATCAGCTCAGCCTTGATGATGCCAGGAGTGACGACGAC